TGTCAGGGCTAAAGAATATATTGATATTTTTAATAGCAAAGAAATGATAATCACAGATATAAAACCATACGAGAAGAATGCAAAGCAGCATACCAAAAAACAAATTGAGCAAGTTGCCAATAGCATTAAAGAGTTCGGTTTTAATCAGCCCATTGTAGTTGATAAGAAAGGGGTTATTATCGTTGGCCACGGTCGCTTTGAGGCGGCCAAATTGCTCGGTTTAAGCGATGTTCCTACAATAGTGGTAGATTTGACCGAAGAGCAGTCAAAAGCCTATCGTTTGGCCGATAACAAGCTCAACGAATCAGAGTGGAATATGGAATTAGTTATCGAAGAACTGAAAGAATTGTCAGAGCCAATGCTTGACTTAACAGGATTTGATAGCGACTTGATTATTGATTCAGACGAAAAGGATGACGAGGTCCCGGAAACTCCAGCAAAGCCAAAAAGTAAAATAGGCGATATTTATCAATTAGGAAATCACAGAGTGATGTGTGGGGATAGCACAAAGAGCGAAGATGTAGAAAGGCTAATGGATGGAGCGAAGGCACAGATGTGTTTCACAGACCCACCATACAATGTTGATTACAAGGGAGAAATGGGAACTCACGAACAGAATAAGAGAGAAGGAATGATGAATGACAAAATGGAAAAAGGGACATTCAAATCTTTTCTATTCGAATCATTAAAATCAATCGTAAGATACACCAGCGGAGGGATATATGTTTGCATGTCCAGCAGTGAACTAGACTCACTCAAGGAATCATTTGAGAAGGCAGGAGGACATTGGCAGAGTTTTATAATGTGGGTTAAAAACAACTTCACACTAGGCAGAGCAGACTACCAGAATACATACGAACCAATAATGTATGGATGGCCAGATAAAACAAAGAAACATTATTTTACAGAGAGAAGAGACATTGCTAATGTATGGGAAGACCTAACAAGTTTGAAAACAGAATTTGACGGAAAGAATACAGTGATATCATTCCAAGGTTTCAAAGTTAAGATACAAGGAAAAGCCAAGGGAGAAGTGATCAGAAAGAAACAGCACACGGATATATGGAGGCATGACAAACCAGTGTCCAGCAAAGAACATCCAACAATGAAACCAGTAGCACTAGTATTAGAAGCCATAACCAACAGCAGTAAGAGAGGACAGATAGTGTTAGATACATTCCTAGGAAGTGGATCAACTCTAATAGCCAGCGAGAAGGCAGAGAGAATATGCTATGGACTAGAACTCGATACGAAATACATCGATGTAATAATCCAGAGATATGTAAACTACACAGGGATAGAGGAAGTAATTAAAAATGGTAAAAAAGAAATATGGCCGAAGAAGTAAAAACAACAGAAAAAAAACCAGACAATCCCGCAAAGAGACCAGAGGACAGACAAACGGGAAAGTCAGAAGTCTATGCCTACACATTAACAGATAAGAATTTCGGGGAATTTAAGGTATTTAATACTGCTAATGGATGGTGGTTAGATAAGCAAAAAGTACATGACTTAATTGCTGCTTATAAGATAGATGCAACAGACGAGGAAGCTTGTGCATATGCTGGTATAAATGCAGAGAATCTAAAATACTTTCAAACGATGCATCCTAACTTTTTAACTATAAAACACACCTGTAAGCAAATGCCCTGCCTAAAAGCAAGGAAAACAGTTAACGATGCTTTATCAGAAACAGACCATGCTCGATGGTACTTAGAAAGAAAGAGAAAGAAAGAGTTTAGTTCAAGGACTGAATTATCTGGACCAGATGGAGAATCATTACCACCGATTCAAATTGAAATAGTAAGACCAAAAAATGCAAACACTAACACAACCGAAAAACATCCAGTCGACAATAGTATTCGAAAAGAACCTACAAAGCCAGAAGAGAATAAAAGCTAACGAGGGAGGTACTAGAAGTTCAAAGACATTCTCTCTTGCTCAACTGATAGCTTTACTTGCGGCCGCAGAACCAAAGCCAGAGGTTTATGCTATTTGTAGAAAGACATTTCCAGCATTGAAAGCAACAGCAATGAGGGACTTTTTTACGATTATCAAAGGATGGGGATGGTATAATGAAAACAATCACAATAAGTCAGATCATATTTATAAATTAAATAATACCGAGATAGAGTTCTTTTCATTAGATGAGCCAGAAAAAATAAGAGGCAGAAAGAGAAAAGTTTTATGGGCCAATGAAGTTAATGAATTAACATACGAAGATTGGAGACAATTACTATTCAGGACATCGGGAGATATTTACATGGACTATAATCCATCAGATGAGTTTTCTTGGATATATGATCATGTGCTAACAAGACCAGATTGCGAGTTAATAAAATCAACATACAAAGATAATCCATTCCTGGAAGAAACTATCATCAATGAAATCGAAAGACTAAAAGCAACAGATGAGAATTACTGGAAGATATATGGATTAGGATTGAGAGGTGTTTCAGCATCAAAGATTTATTCACATTGGGAATTATGTCAGGACTTACCTAAGGATGCAGAGAGAATATTCGGACTAGACTTCGGATTCAATAATCAAACATGCTTAGCAGAAGTAAGAATTAAAGACAACGATATTTATGCGCGCGAAAGGCTATATAAGAGTTTTATGACCAACAGTGATTTGATTGAATGGTTAAAAGCTCATCACATGCAGGACAAAATAATATATGCAGATTCAGCTGAACCAGATAGAATAAAAGAGATAGAGGATGCCGGGTTTATGATCGAGCCAGCTAACAAAGCTGTATTGATGGGTATCGATTCTATCAAAACAAGAAAGTTCTTTATAACAAATGATTCAGTCAATGGCCAGAAAGAAGCAAAGAGTTATTCCTGGAAGACAGGAAAGGATGGAAAGAGACTTGATGAGCCAGTAAAACACAACGATCACTTTATGGATGCTGTAAGATATGCTGTCCACACATACTTCAATTCTTTTGATGTAGGAGCTGAGTGGTTATAGTTGTTGACAAATTAAAAAAGTGTTAAAGTAAAATAAACAAATGAACTTCATACAAAAACTATTTCAAGGCAATCAAGAAAAAGGATTTGAATCAGTTGAAAGATCAGGAGCAGTAGAAATACTCCAGAAGTTAATATCTCCAGATTTAGGAACTACTGGAATGATGGAAAGATACAGGAAATCCCTGTATGTTTTTGCATGTATAAGTAAAATATCAGAGAAAGTTGGATCTATTGAAATCAATTTGAGCCAGATAGTCAATTCAAAAGGAGATATGAAACAGATATCATCTCATCCGGCACTTGATTTGATTTATAGGCCAAATAAGATACAAACTAAAGCAGAGTTTTTAGCAACACTTATTATAAACAAAAAGACAGCAGGAGACGCGTTTGTTTATAAGGTTAGGAATAACAGTGGAGATGTCGTTGAGTTGTGGAATCTAAGGCCAGACATGATGACGATTATTACAGATCCTTTGAAAGTAGTTGCAGGATATAGATTTACAAAAGCAGACGGAACATCGGTAGAGTTCGCGCCAGAAGAGATAATACATTTCAAAGACAATCCAGATCCATTAAATATGCATTCTGGAGTTTCAGCATTAATGCCAGCATCGATAAGAATCCAGACCGAGGAATTCTCAACCAGATATCAAAGAGACTTCTTCTTGAATAGCGCAAGGCCAGATGCAGTTTTGAAAACAGCTAAAAATATTACTCCAAAACAAAAGAAAGAATTAAGAAAGAACTGGAATAGCAGACATAAAGGAGTTGGCAATTCTTCTAAGATAGGATTATTGACTGGAGGAATGGAATACCAGTTAATATCTTTGAATCAGAAAGACATGGACTATGTAGAGGGAACTAAAATGACAAGAGATGATATTCTTGTCGCTTTCAGAATGACAAAAAGTGTGCTGGGAATTACGGAAGATGTAAACAGAGCTAACGCAGAAGCTGGTATGTATGTTTTCTTATCAGAAACTATCGTGCCAGAAACAAGAGCAATTATCGAAAAACTTAATGAGGAAATGCTATATTCTGATTTCGGAGAAAATCTATATTACAGTTTTACTGATCCAACTCCAGCAAACAGAGAATTACAATTAAAAGAATATAAAGAGGGAACAGAAAGTAACTATCTATTAATCAATGAGATAAGGCAAATGGAGAACAGAGCTCCTGTTATGGGAGGATGGAGTTTTTATATGCCATTAATGATGACTCCAATCGGAGGATTGTCAGCGACAGACCAGAAGAAAATGATTGATTTGATTCACGCAGACAGTTTATATAATGAGAAGATCATAAAAGAATCTATCAAAAAACCTAAATATTCTTTCAAGGGCAAGTTTATGTTGAAACAAAAGATGATGATATTTGAATATGTTGCCAAGCAAATGCTTAAAAAGCCATCTAAAAGAAAGTCAATAAAAGGAGAGCAATTAAAAAGGCCAATGATAACAGATCCTAAAGTAAAGAAGATGTATGCTGACATGATTAATAAGAAGATTGATGCCAAGAGCTCTAAGTTGAAAGATGCTACTGATGATTTTGCAATTAGACAGAAAGCTAGATTAGTTGCCAACATGGCCAAGAAATTAAAATCATTAAAAAAGAAATTCAGTATTGATTCAGTGTTCGATATAAAAAAAGAAACAGCATTGTCTATTGAGTTTATAATTCCATTCATTGAAGAGTTTTTGAAAGAGGCTGGAATGGAATCTTTAGCAACTATTGCACCACAGGAAATCTTCACAGCGGACACTAAAAGGATAAAAAAGTTTATCGATAAGAGATCTGCTTTCTTTGCTAAGACAATGAATAATACTACGCTTCAAAAACTAACTCCAACATTGGCCGAAGGAATTGCAGCTGGAGATGGAATAGGCGATATGATTCAAAGAGTTGAGAATGTATATTCAGAGTTTCCTAAATACAGAAGCGAGTTAATAGCTAGGACAGAAGCAACAACAGCGAACAACGAAGGCATACTCGAATCATTCAAACAGTCAGAAGTTGTCAATGGCAAGGAATGGATAACAGCTGGGGATGATAGAGTAAGAGATGAACATGCGGCTATGGATGGAGAAATAGTTGGAGTCAATGAAAAGTTTAGCGATGGAGAACCTTATCCGTCAGAACCTAATTGCAGGTGTGTTCTTGGAGGTGCTTTTATAGAATAGTTCTATTATAAAATTAGAAGTTGTGCTAAAATAAAACAAATGAAATATAAACAATTATTAATAAAATCTATAACGGATTCACAGCCAGGAGATGAAGAAAATTACATCATTAGATTTGTGTTTTCAACAGGGGATATTGATAGACAAGGAGATCAAGTTATTCAATCAGGATGGATATTAAAAGAGTTCTTACTTAATCCTGTTGTATTGTTTGCACATGACCATTGGCAGCCTGCTGTTGGAAAGGTTATTGAAATAGGATTAAACGAAGATGGTAATCTTGCCGGAGCAATTCAATTCGCAGCCAAAGAGTATGATTTCGCAATGGTTCTATATAAACTTTATAAGGGAGGGTACATGAGAGCTTGTTCTGCTGGGTTTGATGCTATCGAAGGAAAATATAACGAAGTAGAAGATGTGATGATTCTTGCACAAAATGTTTTATATGAAATGTCTTTAGTTAATGTAGGAGCAGTGGCAATGGCATTAGCTGCTAAAGACGGAGTTGATGTAGCACCACTTCAAAAATTCATGAGTGGACAAATAAGCAAAAGAAAGGAATATCTTGGAAAAGAAACTGACAATGTAGACAAGAAAATTAATGAATTAGAAGTATCAGGATATCAAAAAGAAGAAGCAGAAATAATCGCTTTCAGTGTTTGCGAGAAAGATTGTTCAAAAGAAAAAGGAAAGTGTGAAATTAAAGAAAGTTTAGGAAGAATAGAATCGGCGATAGGGGAGTTCAAGTCCCTGACTGCCACTAAAAAGATAGGTCGACAACCTTCTAAAGAGGGCAAAAAAATCTTGATAAAAAGTCTCAATAAAACAATTAGGTTTTTATTGAGCGAAAAGAGAAAAGTAAAATAAACAACAACAATGAGTAAAAAACTAAAAGCAATCCTCGCTAAAAATGAAGCGGATTTAACAGCGGAAGAAAAGGCTTTAATCTTAAAGCACGTTGCCGATTTAGATGAGGAAACAAAAACAAAGTTCGCAAAGACTCTTAAGGATGATGAATCCGAAGAGGAAGGAGACGATGATGATGACGATGATGATGACGATGACGATGATGGAATCGACGAAAAATCATTGAAGGCATTATTAGAGAAAGGAATGGATAAGGGTGCAGAAGCAAGAGCAGATGCTATCGCTGAAAAGATAGTTGCAAAATTCTTCGATGGAGCAAATCTTGCAAGAAAGAAGTTTATAGAAACAGGAAAGCCAGTAGAAAAAGAAGAAGGAAAGGAAACAAGAGAGTTCTTTAAGGCATTGCTAAATAGAGATTATGCCAGAGCTAAGGCTTTGACTACATCTACAACTGGAGTATCTCCAGACGATGCAAAAGCAGGCATCACTATTCCATCTGAATTGTTAGCAGAAGTTTACAGATTTATTCCTGACTACGGTGTAGCCAGAAGGAATATGAGGTATCTTCCTTTCAGTGGACCAGGAAACGAAAGAGATATTACAGCTTTAGCAGCCGCAGTTAATGTTTACTGGACAGGAGAAGGAGTAAAGAAAACATCTACTCAACCTAAGTTTAGTCCAGTAGTTCAGACATTGAAGAAAATGGCCGCTATCTGTCCATTG